TTTGGTTTAAACAAAGGTAAGACTTTTTATTTACAAAAACTATTTCTTTTCAAATATGATTCTTACTGGTTCTTTTGGTGGTGCTGTATTATCAGTAAAATCTACAGCTTTTAAAGTTGGTACACAAAATTTAGATAGTTCAGTAATAGCTTTTATTCTTTCGGCAGGTTTAAGCATAAGTAAATCCTTTTCGATTTGTTCTAAATTATTTTCAATCAATGATTTAAAACTATCTCGAATACTTATTGTGGCTTTGTTTATTGATCCTTTTTGCCTACCACCTGTTTTATCCCCATTTGCTGTTGCCATTGTCTATTAAAGTCTATTTTAGACAATTCAAAGATAATAAAAAAACCTCTACTTCCAAATTTAGTTATGAAGTAGAGATAAAGGCTATTATTTTTCCATAGAATTATACAAATCATTTGCTTTTTCGATTGCTTGTAAGCAAACATCATTGAATGTTTGTGAATCGATTTTGTACTTCCAGAAAAATTCAAAACATAATTCGGGATATATTGTAATATCAAAAAAAGTAGGTAATATTTGTTTACTGATTAGAGCACATCATTTTGCTTGGTATTATGCAGGCAATGGAATAGTCGAAGAACAATTAGATCATATAAACGGAAAGCGTGATGACAATAGAATTATTAATTTGCGGGCAGTTAATAACCAGCTAAACCACTTTAACGAAACGACAGCTAAAGGATATCATTGGGATTCTGCCAGAAATAAATATAAAGCAGAAATCACACTTGATGGTAAAAACAAGTATTTAGGTAGGTTCAAAACTGAATTAGAGGCCAGAAATGCTTATTTAGAAGCCAAAATAAAATACCATCAAATATGAGCATCCATTTTTCAGATAAATACCAACCTCTTTTTGAATTATTAGAAGACACCCCCGCTTACAAGGATATAGAAATTGTCCTTATTAGCGGGGGTCGATAATGTGATAGTGGAAAAACATTTGCTGCTGGTTGCTTTATAGCGGCTGGAGCTGCAATTTACAACCATAGAGTGCTTTACACTCGTTACACTATGAGTTCCACAAACAATTCTATTACACGTGCCTTAGACAATAGAATGGAGTTATTACAAATAACGGATAATTTCAATTTTGCTAACAACGATTATAAATCAAAACACGGCAAAGGATTAATTTCTTTGACAGGGCAAAAGACAAGTTCAGGAGAGCAGACTGCTAAATTAAAATCGATTGAGGACTATTCAATATTTGTAACAGAAGAAGGCGAAGAACTTACTTCTTATGAGGATTGGGAAAAAATTAAACGCTCTATCCGTGCAAATGATGTACAATCGTTGTCAATGATAATCTTTAACCCGCCAACAAAAGACCATTGGCTTTATACTCAATTTTATCAAGGCGTGCCAGATGGATTTAATGGCATCATTGGAAATGTTATGTACATCCATACTACTTACCTAGATAACGGTAAAGAGAATATGGCACCTCATAACTGGAATGAGTACGAAAGATTACGTTTAGTTTATGAATATTGGTTAGCTAATCCAAACACAACCGATAAAAAAATAATCAAAGAAGCAAAGAATTATAAAAATACAGTTCTTGGGGCGTTCAGAGATATTGCTGAAGGAGTTATATTTGATTATGAAATTGGAAAGTTTAATCCTGACAACTTACCTACTACTTTTGGAATGGATTTCGGCTTTGTAGACCCAATAACTTTAGTAGAGGTTGCTATAGATAACAAAAGAAATATTGCATACGTTAAACAGCATCTTTATAAATCAGGAATACTTGCAGAAGATGCTCACGAAATGATAAAAGATATTGTTGGGTTAAAATTAATACTCGCAGACGCTCAAAAAATAGACGATATTACACGTTTGCAAAATTTAGGACTGAATATTGAAAAATGTTTTAAAGGTGGTGGGCTAAATGGGTCTAGCATATTGCCAGGAATTAAAGCAATGAAGAACTTTGATATTATTGTTGACCCGAACAGCCCAGATTTAATACATGAATTTAACAATTATTGTTGGGATCCTAGAAAAGTTGAAACACCAAAGGCGGGTAACGACCATTTAATTGATGCAGTACGTTATGTTATTTATGATAATGAAATTAATTCAAACACAAGCCTATGTTTAGGATAGATAAATTAAGGGCGGGTGACTTCATCGACTTAGATAATTATTTCAGGGAGTTTGAAAGCGTAAAAGAAGAAACGGATCAGATTGCCGAAACTATAATTAAGTTTTTTAATATCCTAGGTGTTGATATTCCGATAACGGAGGAAGGCTATGTTGAAATATTTAAAGAGTTTTCCGTTCAGATGCTAGAAATAAAAGGAAACTATGAATTTATCTACAACCCACCTCCTTTACCGACAACACTATCAGACACGCAAAGCACCATTGGCGATGAATACCGAAAAGAGTTTTCAGAAATGTACGGCGGATATGTTGAAAATGTTTATTTACTTTCAACAATATTTCGTAAATTGCCGAATGAAATATTAGAAATGAATGTGTTAGATTTTATGTTTTGGGCGAATTACCTTAATCATAAAAGATGGTGCGAAAAAATAAAGTAGTATGTTTTCAACAGTAACAAATTATATCATAAATAGATTTCAACAGGATGATTTAGTAAACACTATTTCATTGAGCGCTATTGATTTGATTGACACTAAAAAAGAAAATATCTACCCATTAGTTGCTATTTCGTTTAACGAAAAAGATTTGTCTGTAGATGATGTGGCTACTTACGATTACACTATTACTGTATTACAACAGCGTGACAATCGTAAAGGTGAAAAACCTTCTAAGTTAATGGAGGATGAAAACTGGATTGACAATCTAAATGAATGTGATTCTATTTGCACACGGTTTATTAATCATATTCGACGAATGGAAATAGACGAAAATATTAACATCGATTCTATTTCAGTACTAGAACCTTTAAGCGGTTATGGCGGTGCTAATTTAGATGGCTTCAGATTTGAAATTACTTTGGTGATTCCTAATACTGGGCATTGTGGCATATAGTCAATCAGAATTAAGAACTATTGCACGTGAGATCGTGGCAAAGTCTAAACAATCAGCTCATGTTGATACTGGAAGATTGAAGCGTTCTATTTCTTTTGTGGTAAATTTGCAGGGCGTGATTACTTTTACAGAAGTGTTTTACGGACAGTTTGGGGACAATTCAGATTTAGAAGAAAATATTAAATCGATGTTTCCTTCAGGTGTTCCGTATAATTTGATTTATGTTGACGATAACGGAAACCCGTATCAAGTAGTTAGAAAAACAGCAAGCGGACGAGCTAACGTATCGACAGCTACCAAAGCAACAACACGAAAATCACTAGGGATAAATGGTATAAAGAATTTCTTAAAGAAGTTTGATAATGGCAAAGCGCAGGACGAAACAACAGATACAGGCGGACAAGATAATCAAAGCGAATCTTGAAGTATTAGGATTAAAGATTTATAAGCAAGCTAGAAAAACTACAAGAGTTTTGACGGGATCGCTAAAGAACTCGATTAACTATGCCGTGAAACCTGATACTCGATTAACATTCTACCAAAATGAATACGGTAAAGATGTACGACCAGCAGGTAAAAATAGTGGAGAGAACGATGCTTTGTTGATTGCTATAAAAGAATTAGTACCTTTGGGAATTGAAGTGATAAAAAAAGATTTAATTGAAAGTGTAATGTATCCTTTTAGAAAGTAAAGTTATGGAAAATTTTAAATACGCAAGAATAACACTAAGTACTTTGAAAGAAGATATTGTAATTCGTTTTGAAAAAAAAGAAAAGGAAGATTTTTTTAATGCCTCGAAAGATTTAAAAAATATTGCGTTAAATAATAAACAAGCAAAAACATTTGTTATAATAAAAGATATAGCATACGGAGTTGATTTTTTAAAAGGATGCATTATAACTAAAATTTACTTTACTGAATAACAATGGCAATAACTCCCACCGCAATAACCACCGAAGATCAAATTTATTTAACTGGTTCGCCTGTTAATTTAAGAATCCGTAATGACGGACAAGATACTACTATAAAATCTGTGGTAGTAGAGTTGTATATATGGAGCGGAAACTTAAACAATCCACCACCACTTGCAAGCTATACACTTGTAGCTGATAAAGTAAGTGCTAACGACAATTATATTAACTTTCAGATAGCTGAAATCATTGCCAGCCATATCAATGGAACTAAATTCGCTTGGGCTAGTGGAGACAATGCTCCATCAATAGCAGGCGAGGGTGTATTTTTTCATTACAAATACCAAGTTACCAGCGCAACAGTTGAAGCCCCAGTCGAAAGCTATACCAATTTTGCTACAATGGGGTATCGATTGGACTTCGAACAGCTTGGGGATGTAGGAATGCAACAACCTTATTTAGGATTAATACCGATTAATTATACTAGAAATTATACGGAACGCATTAAATACTTCAAACGTGACTTTGATTTCACAAAGACTTTAGAAGATTGCACCAGTGAGAATATAATTTTATCAACAGTAAATACACCAACCTCAACTAAATGCCAATTAGGAGATAAATATTTAGTAGTTTACATAAATCGTTTAGGTTTATGGGACTACTTCACAACCTATGGCAAAGCGGTTAAGTCGGTAAAGATTGACGGAGAAACAACGCCTAGGTTATACAGAAATCCAAATAGCATAAACAATAATGTTAATCATTCAAAAAGCAGAATGATTGAAACCACTGATCGGTTATACACAATCAACACGGGGGACTTACACGAATCAATAACTGAATCATATCCGCAAAACCATCAGAAGCAGAAGGGTCTTTGGTTATGTTAAAAACATTCGTTGAAGTGTCTCCTGAAATGTAATATTTATAAACATCAGGGATACGATCCTCTCTTCTTGTGTCGTATTGCTGTAACGCTCCAAAGCTATTTATTAAGTCTAAATAAACAAAATCAGTGTTCTGTGTTTTGTTTGAATTGCCGTAAATAAACCAGTCGTTGTATTCTTGGGTGCTTTCTAAAGGCATTTCTATATTCAATCCGTATTTTATTTTCATCATATCAATTATTGATCTGCCCTGAATAGCTGGAGCCAATTCAGAACTTTTCAAAACATTGTATCCTGTCGGATTTGAGCTAGGCGAATACTTTACATTGTCCAAATAATTAGTACTAGTATATTGCTGAACCTGAAATACCCTGTCGTTAGAAATCAAAGGGGCGTAATATTTTACATCTACGCCTGTTATTGGTTGAATATTTGATTTCCTAATTGATGATAGCGAAGAAAATATTTCATTCGGTGTCCAGTTTATTAAAACTTTATTGTCTGGTAAATCATTAATCAAATCATTGCCCATCCTTTGAGCTAACGAAAGCAGAGTGGTTGTGAAATTAGCAGTAAATGATTTTACAAAACCGTTTTCTTCTCGAACTTCAGTAAGCTTTAATTTACCTGTCTGAGCTAATAATCCGTTTGAATATATTTTACAAGAAAATAGATTATCTGATTTTGTTTTGAACACTTTTGTATTACCAACAAATCCAAATATTTTTTGATTATTTAAAGTGCCTGGAAATGTAAACGACAAACTGAATGGAGAAAATATTTTACTTAAATCTGTAGTATCTTTTAATACGTACTTCATATTGATTGATTCGCTTTTGGCTAAATCAATCTTGTAAAAACTTTCTCCATCAATAGAGACGTATACTTCGGTTTGTAGTTTCATTAATCTATCTTTTTTATTCTTTCTAAGAAGTTTTCTACATCGGCATGATGTACTTCAATTATCCTTTCAGATAGCGGAGTGGTTGTGAAATTAGCAGTAAATGATTTTACAAAACCGTTTTCTTCTCGAACTTCAGTAAGCTTTAATTTACCTGTCTGAGCTAATAATCCGTTTG